CTTCGCCTTCTCGGTAAGGGCTGCACGATCGAGAGCGGCAAAGACCTTGCGCACCGCTGCGCGCTTGGCTTCTGCCTTCTTCGCGGTCTCAGCTTCTTCGAGAGCGCGTTCAGCTTCCGCTAGGGCTTCAAGCTTCTCACGCTCTGCGTCTTCATTCGCTTTGCGCTGTAGGGCTGCGTAGTAGGCCTCTAGTGTCTCTCGGTCGCGACGCTTGCGCCTTGCAGGGCGGTCGTCTGCGGCCCGTGCCTGGGCGGCAACAACGCTATCAACCTGAAACGCCAGCGCATCAATCTGAAACGCATCAGCCTGAAACGCCGTGTCCATGTTACCGCTTGATCAGAGTCGCGTGCGTATCCTGCACGGCCTCTTTGAGCCACTGCATCGCGTACTGCTGGTACTCGACATTGCGCGTCGCCAGCGAGGGGTGCATGCCGTAGCCGACCGTGAACAGGAAGTCGCAGTCGTAGCCCTGCGGCCAGTGCTGCTTATCCGTGTGCGGCGCATTCGCTGCGCGCCAGCTCTTGTCGAGGTACCAGAAGAACATCTCGGAGATGGCCGGCCACTTGTGCGTAGGATCGCCGTAGGCGCGGTTCGATGCCCAATGGGGGACGATGATGGTCGCCTTCGCGTCCTTCTTCAGAACGCGGTGCAGTTCGTTTGCGAAGTGGCAGCGTTCGGTCTGGTCGAGGTGTTCAAGGAAATGCGAGCTGTGAACCTCGTCGACGCTGCTATCGTCGAACGGCCAGGCATCGGTGCCCGCATTGAAGACGTGGTCGACGCCATCGAACTTGATGATGTCGACGCCGACGAACCCGGCCTTCTTGTTCGGCCCGCACCCGATGTCGAGTTTCAGCGGCTCGATCTTCTCAACGACTGCAAGGGCTGCACTCACCAGCAAACTCCCGAGTTGTGATCGTAATGGCCCACGAGAACGCTGCAATCGATTGCCGCGCGGTAGCCGTGCTTTCTAAAATCGCCCCAGGCGTACAGGTCTTGCGTCCCGACACCTTCGGCGCCGGCCAGCGTCTTGAACCAAGGCTTGCGCAATCGCTCGTCCTTGAACATCGACAAGCGCCAGAGATTGAAGCCCATGCCGGTTCCGACGCATTCGACAAGCTGTCCCGGCACCGGAGGTTGCGGCCGGAAGTTCTGCACCGGGTCGTTCGGGTCTCCCCAAATCTGCGGGACGCCGCCCTCGCCCTTCGTCCAATAGAGGCCCCCAACACAGGCTAGGTGCGGGTTCTTTTCCATCTGCTCGATGAGCTTCAGGACGCCATCCGGCGGGGGCACGTTGTCGTGTTCCAGCGTGAGGATGTATTCCCACGTCGATAGGTCCGGGTGCGCCAGGATCGATTCAATCGCTTGGCTGTAGGCGTCGCCTACTTCCATGCCGAGGCACAGCATCCGATAGACGCCTTGGTTCGGCGGGAAGATCAGGTTCCAGTGGCTCAACGCCACCTTGGCCGGGATCATCGCCGCGCTTGGTAGAAGCACGATGATGCGTTGCTTCTTCCACGTCGCACCTTCGAGGATGCGCCCGCGCGATAGCTCTAGGTCCGCGTTGTGGCGGCCGTAGTCCTGGGCAACGATCTCTGCGCGAGCGTTCATGTGTCGAGATACCGCGCGGCTACGCCTTGAACGATCATGTCTTGGATTTGCTGAAGCTGTGTCTTGCGTTGCGCGGGCAGAAGCGGCCAGGCGTCCACGACTTCGTTGTGCGTCAGAACGTCTGCGCCTTGGTCATCGATGTATCGGATTGACACCGTGATGTTATAGGCCGTGATCTTGCCTGCACCGTCTACGGTTTGGGCAATGCCGGTTGTGGTGGCCTGTGCGGCGCGAAGGGTCTTAGTCATGTCATGACTGCCCGATCAGTTGAAAGAATGGAACTGGCTCTGGGGTGCTGTAAGAGATGTTCGAGAACGGCACCACCGATGCCGTACCGCCTCCCGCGACGGAGTAGGAGCCGTTCCCCCAAAGGGCCATATTCGACGAGTTAGAGGCCCCCCAATTCTGCAACGAGATGTTGTTACCGAGGGCGGGCATGACAAAACTAGTGATCCGCATATGCTGGTTCGCCAGAACGGATGGCGTGCCAGTTGCCGACGTGCTGCACCCGAACCCAAGCCAATAGTTTGATTGTGCGATGGTTGTTGCCCATGGCACATCAAAGTGTCGCAGACCAGAAAAGTCGCCGCCGTAGGCGCTGGTCAGAAAGTCGATCCGCGTTTGCGTCGCCGCGTACGAGTACGTCGAAGTGAGAACGTTTGAACCGCTCGGGAACACCATGCCAAACCCGACCGTATATTCCGAACCGTTCGCATTGGCTGTGAAGCTGCCTGAGAACAACATGCTCGCGGATGCCGAGCCGACAGACTCAAGCCGCGAAGAGTCACCCCCCGCACCTTGGCCGTAGATCACCGCGTTGACCGACGTCGTCGCCCCAAATGTGCCGCTTGTATTGGCCGATGTGGCTAGCGAGGTTGAGTTCGTCTGCATGGACACGGCGAGGCGCAAATGATCGAACCCGACTGCTGCGGGGACAACAAAGGGCCCCATATACGATGTCGAGTTGACGATCCCCGCACGCGCACCGAGACTGCTGACGGCGCCGTTGGCAAAATAGCTGATCGTATTTCCTGCCCCACCCCCCGGCGCCGCAGCGCTTAAACTCAACGTCAGCCCCGCACTATTAGAGGCTGTTGTTCCTGAGATATTGGTAAGGGCTAAGGTTGGGTTGCCGTGGGAGTGGTTCGATAGGGCGGCAGTCGTCAAGAATGGGGTCAGGTCGCCCGCGCTCAACGAGAGCGTCAGGCCTGCGCTATTCGATGCAGTCGTGCCGCTGATATTCGTCAGCGCAAGGGTCGGGTTGCCGTGGCTGTGGTTCGACAGTGCCGCAGTCGTCAGCGCAGCAACCGCGCTCAACGACAACGTGAAGCCCGCAGAGTTCGACGCGGTCGTGCCCGACAGGTTGGTCAGGTTTAGAGTTGGGTTGCCGTGCGAGTGATTGCTCAGCGCGGCGGTCGTGAGATAGGCGCCCTGGCTCTGGTAGTTCGTCGCGACCGTCGCCGTGATCGTCGAACCGTTCAACCCAAACGAAACCCCGTTGGAGTCCGCGAACACCACGGTCCCAAGGTCGCCGCTAGTCGTGCCGGCGCTAACATTGACCGGCGAAGGTGCTGCCGTCCCGGCGATGACCGAGATGGTCTGCCCGTTAGCCGACAGCGTGACGTTGTTGCCGCCCGCCCAGACGATATTCGTACCAGAGACGGACGAGACACCGGCCGTGTTGCCGGCGATGTCCTGCTGGAAATTATGCGCGCTGTTCCAATCGCTCGGACGAACGATACTGGAGTTCGTGCCGTCCGCTATCGCGTTAGAGAACGCGTGGTTGATCGCCACCCTATGCCATACCTTCCGGCTGCATCATGGGACCAGGCACAGGCTCGTCCTCTACGAACTGCTCCTCACCGACAAGGTTATCGTTCTCGTCCCTGTAGGTGACGAGACGGCGCCGCTTCGGCGGGGCGCTCATCCGGGCGATGAACTCGTCGAGCCTGCTGCTCATCGCGGCTAGCTTCGGCTCGTTCGGACGTTCCTTGCGCGCGACCTCACGCTCAAAGGTTGAGTCCGCGAGCGACTGCTGATGACCGACCTTCGCGGCGTCGAGTTGCGCCTGCTGTTCAGCCTTCCAAACCTCAAGCTCGTAATCGGCCGCGGCCTTCTGACGATCGAGTGCGATCTGTGCGTCCTGCGCTTCTTTCTGCAGGGCGACTTTGGCCTTGGCTTGTGCCTCTTCGAGTTTCGCCTTGTCGGCCATGATGGCGAGCTGGGCTTGGCCTTTGACCTGTTCGGGATCGGGCGGGGGTGGCGCCGGCGGCATAGGCTTACCAGTGGCCGGGTCAATCTTCGGCTTCTGCAATTGTGGCGGCAGTAGCCGCTCGAGATCCTCGGCCACGTCTTCCGCGTTCGGCCAATCCTGAAGCCGTGCAAGGCGAGCCGCGAGCAAGGGTGCTGCAGCAGGCCCGACCACCTTCATCGTCTCCTTGACGCCTTCCGCGGCGTGCTCGCGCCTGCTGGCAAAGGATGGGCCCGGCTGAACGATGATGTCGTACTTGCCCAGCGACAGATCGTAAAAACCTTTCATCGGGTCGTGCAGGGTGCGCTTGTTCCCTGCCCCGTCCTGAATCTCATGGTTGACGGTGATCATACCGTC